CTGTGTGACCTGGAAAGGATATCCTTGTTGCTGCAGAAACTGATTATAAAGTGCCGATTGGCCAGCCTGTGCTGTTTGCTGTCCAACTTGACCTGCAGCCAGCTGCGCTTGAGCGCCAGCGAGTCCGGCGCCCTGCGCACCAGTTCCGAGCGCGGCCATCTGTTGGCCAGCGGACGACAGACGAGCTAGGTTCGCCTGTTGCGAGGCGAGATCGAGACCTTGCTGCTGCTGTGCAGTTTGCAGCGCCTGTCCATATCCTTGATTAAGAAGATTTGATATAGTTTGGCCAGAAGCAAGATCTTGCTGCTTTGCCAGATTCGCCTGAGCTATGCCAGCTCTATCTCCGCCAAAAGCTCCTGCCATGGCAGCATTCCCGAGCAAACCAGATTGTTCCTGCTGCTGCTGTTGACGCAAATTTGCGACAGTCGATCCAACAACATCATTCAAATATGGCGACATATATTGATTGATTGAATTCTGATCGAGTGCAGTCGGATTGGCAGAAGCTGCACCTTGCGTCGTGTAATCTGCTGCTGTTTGGTAATATGGCTGTGCAGCGTTGGCGTACTGATTTGTTCCGGCCACACCAGCATTCTGTGTTGCATTTAAAGGCGCAACGAACGCATTTGGGTCTGAGCTGTATGGGGTGAATGGTGTCTGTGCGACACTTTGTGCTTGTGCATTGACTGCATTGTATCGAGCAATCACCTCTGGAGGGATTGAAACTGATGTTGAGGAGCTACCGCCCTTGCCGCCACCACCACCCATATCAGTGCTCCATCATAATGTCATGGCCGGTTTTGGCGCCATACAGAAAGAAGGCACCGGCAGGCTCGCCGAATTGGCGCTCATAGAGTTTTACTTTTGCTTCTGTTCGGTGATTTGATAGCACCCCAATAAGCAATGGTATTCCGAGATCGTCCGAAACTTTTTTTGAGAACTCGCAAAGTTTTCGAGCTCTGCCACCTTTTGCATTGCGGAATTCAGGATCGACGAAAATGATCTTCTCTTCGAGGATCCAAGAATTGGAATACCACATTTGTGACATGCGAAGCAACACACCACCTTCAATGCGGCCATTTGATTGCTTCATTACACCACAAAGACCCTGCCAAAGATACAAAGCAGGGCGAATCATACCTCGAACTTTTTCGAGATCGATGTTTGCGACGCCATTTTCTTTCCATGCCTGAGCGGCAATGGCAAGGATCTGCTCTTCGTCGTCTGGGGTAGCCAGGGTTATTCCGCTTTCATTTGACATCTATCAATCCTTCTTTGGGCCAGGGAGCTTTTTCAGCGTTTTGATCGTTTTTGCGCGCATCTTCTTAACAAAACTATCGAGGATTTTGTGACCGTGATCAAGGTTGCCTTTGCCAATTTGCATTACTTCTTCAGGACTAATGACATATTCGCCACCAGCGGCAACAATCGGAACCAAAGGGTGGCCCTCTGTCTGACCTCCAGAAGCTCTTGGCAATTGTGCGCCATAGGGCATTGCACCTTGTCCATATGGCATTGCAGATGAACCATATGGCATGCCACTAAAAATTCGTTTGGCTGTTTTGAATCCAGCCATCGTGTTTCCTTCGCCCATCGAAGAAATAATATCGGCAGGTATCACATAGCTTCCAGATTTGACATGCATCGGAAGATGATCCGTTCGACCAGCGACAGGCGAATGAATTGGGCCATGATGCGGCTTAATTGAAATTTTGCCATCTGTTGTCGTTGTTACAGTTTGACCGCCGCCTGCCCTTTTTTTGCGGACGCTATCACGTGCTGTGTTTAGCGCGATTGCAATCGCCTGTTTTTGCGGACGGCCAGAATGAACAAGCTCGCTGATGTTTGAGCTTATCGTTTTCTGTGAAGATCCTTTGGCGAGTGGCATGCTATCCTCAAACGTTCGGTGTGTAAGAAACAACGCAAGACATGCTTGTCTGCGCCACGACAACTAATCCGTTGGAATAATGAATTCGCACATCCCGATATGGAACAAAGTTTGAAGCATTCGCTGGGAGAGATGCATAGATCAAATTTGAACTGCTGATTCCGCCAGTGGTTGCACTGTCATAGATTAACACCTGATTTGATCCGCTGCCGGTAGGAATAGAAATGCTGAAAAGAATGCCTTTCCCTACAACTATCTGATCAGTTGTCGCAACAACTGTAGGAGATGAATTGGTTGAGCTATTGCTGCCAGCAAAACCCGCAAGAATGGCAACATTTGAAGAAATTCCTTGAAGCACTTGGCTCAAGTTATTAATGGCAATTACGCCATTTTTCTGTGTCGTTAGGATGCTGTCCAATGAAGACATCAGAACTTCCCATCCGGTTGGAACCGATAGCGCATATTACCGATTCGCCAGAACGAATCGATATCATTGCTTTCGATTTTGATTGAAACCAAACGTCCACGGAAACGCGGAGTTATGTATTGCGTCGCTTGTGTAAGCGTATATGGGCCATATTGAAGAGGCGTCGAATTAGGATAATCTGCAACATAAAATGTTAACAGAACATTCGCTCCTTGTCCATCTCCGTAATAGCCCCATTTCATATCCGGCCAAACCTGATCGATAAAAGTTTTCACATCGCCTTCAGCAAGTGTGAAATAACCAGTTTGGAAATAGCTATTCATTGGCTGTCCATCAGCATTTGGCGATGTTTCGTGCTGATAGATATAGCCTGCTGCATCAGCGCCAATAGGAGGGCCAAGAACCGATTGATTGATCCATGCAGTGCGCTGAAGCGTTCCATAATCCCATTGATTTAAAACTATGTTATATTTTACATAAGCATTAATCTCGCCACTATTGCCTGTTGTTGGATAATACCAAGAAATCTCTCCAAAACGCGAATTTGGCGCGAATCTAATTTTGTCGACATTGGTCGTGTCGAGATCTTGAAATATTACGTCCCAAATCGGACAGGCAAGAGGCTGTGCACCGTTTGCACCGAGAGTGAAAAATGCACTTTGGCTCATCCAATAGACAATGCCATTAATTGATCCGGCAGCTTTGCGCCCAATCAATCCACATCCATTTCCGACTTCATTGAACTGATAGACGAATGGAAGATCGACATATTGCATCGCCCATACGCCAAGATCTGTCCATATCAGACCTTGCTGGGGACCTTGAATGCATTGAACTATTTTTGAACCTTTGGGCAAACGATAGCTGCCTGCTTGATTCGTTGCAGTTGCAATCCATGAATTGTAATTTCCAATATCGCACCAACGTATTAGCAACGGATCAGAAATGCCATTAAATGTGCTTCCCCAACATACAACCTGACGCTGAGGCATCGCAAGGAACATTCCTTGATTTACAACAGGCGCATTGGGAATTATTGATGCAGCCGAACTATTCGATGAAGGATCCCATTGATAAATTGGACCATTAAGTGGGCAAGCCAAAAGAATTTGGCCCCAATTATCAAGAGTCCAATCAATAGCAGTTATTGGCGTTCCTGTTGCAGCAGTTGGCGTTGTTCCTGTTCCATATCCACCAGAGCCATAACCACCAATTCCATATCCTGTTCCTGCAGGCAAAGGTCCAATGCCTATATAATAAAAATAATAGGCATTGCCGCCATTTTCAGATGCAGATGCCGATGATGTTGCAGATGTTGAAACATTTATGGTGAATGTGTCAGAAGTTGGAACAGAAGCGACTGTATAATTGCCGCTAATTGTACAGCCACCTACAGCTGTTAAAATTAGTGCGGGGAATGTGCTTTCGACTGAATATCCGTGATTTACAAGCGTAACAGTTACGACAGATTGGCCGCTGATCGTTGCATAGCTCGGAACAGTTCCGCCATTGGTCACTGTCGATGTCGCAGGAAGAGGATCTCCTAAAACATCCGTGGCGTAAATTATATATGTGTCAGAAGATAAAATATAACATTGATAAACTCCGAACAGAACCAACCCTCCAACTGCGATCTGAGTTTCAATAAAAACAGAATCGTAAGAGGTTATGTTGCTGCCGATCTGTTTAATAATTACTTCATTTGATCCTGCAGTCGTAGAAACCTGCACAGAAACAGACGCACTAGTCGTCGTTTGCGGGGTTATATTTACAAGATTCGCTGAAGGGACATATTTTATATAATTTAAAGAACTTTCTGCTCCAATTGCAAGATATGAATTATTGTTTATGTCTTCCCAAGCAAGGAGAGAGCGAACGATTGAACCAATTTTGTTGGCATAAAATTTCGTCCATCCGCCCAATTTTTGAACGAGGCCTAGACCTTGTCTGTCTGGAATAAATCTTATTAGCTGGCTGTAAGAAATCGCCGCCTCATTAAGAGTCGGCGTTCTGTTTTCATCAACACCAGGAATAAGTTTTATTGAATTGTGGGGCATGATTAACCCCTAGATGGCGTAGCGACAGGAGAGGGCGACTTAGAACTCCAACCAGAAGATTCAAATTTCTTGCGAGCTTCTTCAACCATCGCACTCGACAAAAGAGTTTTGTATTGTGATTCGTAACTTTGGGCCATTGCTGGATCGTCCGACTGACGGCCAAAATTGCGTTGATATGCGCTAATGTAGATCATTGATGCCATTATAAAAACATCAGGAAGGTAAAGGCTGATGAATGTTGTCGTGTTTGTCGCAGAAAGACTGTTTGGTCGATATGTTCCGACAACTTCAACATAATAATTGCTGTCAGGGAAAGGCCCAACATAAAAAAGTGTGTCATTAAATGGAACAAAATATTTCGGCAAACCTGTATAGCTTGAAGAGCCATAAACAACATCCAAAAATTCCTTGGTCGTCGGAATCAAAGGATTGCGCGTTCCCAAATTTGGATTTGCTGTTCCTGCGGGCGTAATAATATTTATCTGCTCGCTAACGACAAAGTTCCCACTGCTGTCAGGAAGCGTTTCTGGGATTGAAAGGCTCCTGCTTCCAACTGTAAGCTGATATCCTGTTATTGAAGTCGAAGTAAAAAGAAAATCGATGTCGCGATACATACGATTCTCAGCGTATGTTATCATTTGCGGAAGGATCGTCAGATATGCACTATCTGACGGATCGACGACAGCCAGCGTTGCAATCTGATTGACGTATTGTGAATATGTGAGGCCTGTGGTCATTTATTCACCCGTCAGATGATGCAACATTATCCTTCGTTTCCTTATAAAAGGAAAGGAATTTTATCTTTGTCCTGCACACCATCCTTCACGACGTGCATTGTTCTGTTTAACTTCTATGATAGTTCCTGGGGTGTCTTTGGACGACCAAGAAACATCTCGCCAAACAGAACAAACTGCCATGTCAGTCTCGGCGGTGACCATCCGATTTGAACAAGCCATCAGGGGTGACATCAACATTATCGCCAGCACGAATCGCATCTTGTGTTCTCCTCAAAGCATCTGCGGTAGCCGCAGCTTCAACTTCAGCGATGGCATCTGATCTAATTTTGTAAATGCCACCTATGACCAACGCAGCGCCTAACATTGCGATTGCCAAATAGCGCCCGAGAGGTGTAAAGAGCAGACTAAACACCATGCTCCTCCATGTGTTGTTTGCGGAACCACCAGATCGCCCCGCCAAGGCCAACAATCGCCAGCATGATGAGGAAGTTGGTATTGCCGAGTAGGCCCATAATCTGGTTGGCAGTGTCGGACGCATCTTGAGCCTGTGCTGCAACTTGCTTAGCGACACCAAGACCGCCGAGACCGGCAGTGACGATAGCGGCATTGCCTTGACTGCTAGTTGCCATTGAAGGAACAGGCACATTATCAGGGGTCAAGCGTTGTTCCTGATCATCAGCTTCGGCCACTTCAGCAGCAGCAGCCGCCGTCATTGGGAC